AGACAACTTAGACAACTAATAAGAGAAGCTCTTGACACAAAACTATCTAGGCATCGAAGTAAGGGAAACTTACCTGATGCAAGATCTGATGAGAAGGCAGCTGCCCGACGTTCTCAGCGTAGGTATGACTCAAAAGCAATCGAAGCTGGGCTGTCTGATTTTGCAGACGAGCTTGAGGATCATAGTAGTGATGCAGTGGAAGCACACCCACACCCGCACATCCTATCTATCAGAATGGTTGAGGCACTTAGGCCGGTCATCCAATCAGGTAATGTAGAAGCCTCTCTAAAGGCTCTAGATGCTTTGTGGGATCACTTACGTAATACATCACCTGTACCAACCAATGATGTCCCAGAGAATGAACCAGGGGATGATGTAGAGTGGATGGAGGATCGCTTTCACCAGGATCAAGAGGATTGGCCAGATGAAGATCTCTAAGGGACAGCTGAGAAGGCTAATATTGGAGGCCACGGCCGTATGCACCTCGGAACCTCCCTTCAGCGAGACCCTTAGGGTCTTTAAGTGAGATTAAAGTAGTTAGAGATTACTATCTACTGTATCTATCTCACTATCGGCGGTCTCAAACAGGGCCATGATCTTTCCTCCGAACTGAACTGATATTGCGATGCAGACTATCGCAATTGCAACGAGGATGATAACATATTCAGTCATCCCCTGTCCTCTCTCTCCTAGTGATCTTGTGGGTGATATCATTGTATGCTCTCCTCTATATAATATAATACATGGACGGGGATGTAGTTATTACCAAGTTGTTAAAGTTTTAAACGAGCATTTTCATCGGTCTTAAAATAGTTATAGGCATAAGGAATTCAACAGCATGAGAATCACAAAGAACCAGCTTAGGCAGATCATCAGCGAGACACTTAAAGCTACACTACCCCGGGGGAGATCAAACGACGCATACAGAGCTGCTCGCATAACGGCAGACATCGGCGCACCTAGCCCACTTGAGAATCTGACATCAGATATTCTTGACATGATAAACAACGCTGTCGGTCAAGTTGACTTAGACTTCAGTGATGCACCTATGACAAGAAAAGATATTATTGAATTTGTGCTAAAAATGCTAATAGAAGAAGAGCCTCAGGCTATGATAGCTGGAAAGGTTGACCCGAGCTGGGCTAGAAGAAAATATGCTGGAGGACTTGATCCCGAGGCTGACTTCTAAATGAAAATCACAGCAAGCCAGCTGAGACGAATCATTAAGGAAGAGATCATTAAGGAGCTTAATCCAATTGAAAGGATGAAAGATTTTTTCTTAGGGTCTGACGATGATACTGCACAACAAACATGTCCGCATGTTACTAACTGGAAAGAGGTTCATCCTGCTCTTTCTAGTGTTGGGATAATTTCTCCTGATGAGGCTATAGTAGTCTTGGATGGTTCATCACAAAAAATGAGAATCCTTAATGCTGATAGTGTTATAAGAACATTTGAATGCAGTACAGGTGCTGCAGGGTTTGGAAATGAGTCGGGAAGTGAAAAAACCTCCACCGGATTGATGGAAATCAGTGAAAAGGTCGGGTCTGGTGAGCCAGAGGGCATGGTGTTTAAAGGTCTAAGGCCTACGGGACATGTTCTTGGTCCCAATGAAGGAAAAAAGGCATGGGTCTTAACACGAGCACTCTTGCTTTTAGGATTGCAACCAAAAAATAGAAATGTCAGATCAAGATCAATTTACATTCATGGAACAAATAGGGAACGTATTCTTGGAACTCCAGCTAGTGGGGGTTGTATTAGGTTATCAAATAATAATATTTTATGGGCATTTAATACTATACCAATAGGAACAAAGGTCTACATATTGGGAACTCCTAATTTAACAAATCCTAAATTTCCATGTGGTGATGGTGAGCTAGCAGAGTCATATGATAGCAGAAAAGATAATATTTTTGAATCAGGTGATGGTGAAACGTCTACAATAATCTATGGTGAACCAGAGGATATAGAGCCGGACACCACAGCATAATTTATTTTAAATTATTTTATTAAAGCTTTGTACACAGGGTGCACTAGCTGTATTATTTTAGAGATTGATCATGGCAGATCAATTCTGTTCAACAAATTCGAAGGAGAATAAACAGCATGAGCTATACTAAGACTAAGTCAACGAAGCGTTTTGATTTCACCGTCAACCGTAACTACACCGCCAAGCAGGCCGGTTCCAACATTGTCACCATTGCAACCCGTCCAGAAGACGGCCGTTACAGCGTGGGCAGCAGCTCCCTTACCATGACGGTAAAGGAAGCACAGGCACTTCAGGGATTCCTGAATTCTACTCTGTCGGATAGTAATCCAAACATTCTATAATTCGTTTAGACTTTCTTAAAATGTTTAAAGGGGATCCTTCGGGGTCCCTTTTTTTATATTTGGGCAGTGATAGTTAAATCTAATATATTTTCGTAGTCTTTGAAATAGTTATAGCTAAGTATATAAGCTGTGGAGATCTAAACGGTGAAGATTTCAGAAAAACAATTGAAGAAAATTATTAGAGAAGAGCTTAGAGAGGACTCGCATAAGCAAATCAATGAAGTATTGCCGCTAGTTCCAGTAGCTGCTGGAAGTACAGTTGTTCTATCCAGTGCAGGGTGGGCTGCTGTTGCTGGTATTCTTAGTACAGTTTTGGCTGGAGCAATTTGGTGGAAAACAAAATCATCAAGAGAAAAGAAGAGAATTAATGATGCTGTTGATGCTAAAAAGGCTCAGCTTGCATTCACAATATATGCAGCGCTAAAGGGATGGGGCACCAATGAAGATGCTGTGAAAACAGTGCTGTCAGCTGTGTGGAATTCAGATAGTGATCTCAAGACAGATGTTAAAAAACTATATGATGATTTTGATGAAGTGTTAAAGATAACTGATGATAGTACGGGAGATGACCTAATTGCGTGGCTAGAGCAGGATGGCATGGATGTAGCTGCAGGAGCGGTTTCATTCGCTCTTAGAGGCAGGCTTTCGTGAAAATAACTAAAAGTCAATTACAAACTATTATTCAAGAAGAGCTATCACAAGTAAGTGAGATAACAGCTTCTGATGGTCCTGCAATGTTGCCAGACTGGATGCGTCACTCAGGGGGAACAGAAGAGACCGATATGAGGGCTGACATCGATACAGTTATCTCTGCCCCCATTGCTGATGAAGATAATCAGGCTGTCGATGCTATGAAGAGACTTTTTCAAAGACAGATGAGACATAAGATTAGACAGTTTCTAGATTTTGGTCAGTCACAAGAAGATATCATACGCGCAGCAGAAAAGGCTGCAGAAGAAATTTTATCAGGAGAGGCGTAAGCTAATTATGAAAGTTACAAATAAGGGTGTAAATTATGAAAATTACAAAAAGTCATCTTAAAAAGATTATCATTGCAGATCTTCTTCAGGAGGTGCGTAGTGATGATGAGGATCGTGTCTCAGAGATGCATGAATTTTCTCAAAGCAGATCTGGCAAGAAGGTTATGCAAGCTGGTAATAAAATCAGATCAGCAGGTAATTCAATTTATGAGATAGCAGAAGATCAGACTGGAAAAATGAGAGAAACTCTACAAAGAATATCAGAGTTTGTGGGAAAGCTGGGTGAATCTCTTTCTGGACTAAATTCACTCGAGGAGGGGGTTGGAGTTGCTGATACTCTTCCAACAATTCAGGAATTAAAGCAACTTCAAAAAGATATAAAGAGGCTAGAACAATAATGAAAATCACAAAAGTACAACTCAAACAGATTATTAAAGAGGAATTAGATGCGGTTTTAAGCGAGACTAATGAACGCCCGCGCAATCCCATGGAGCGAGCCTACGCTAAGAGAGAAACAGAGATAGATCTTCGCAAGGTCTTTGATGCTGTAGTAGGTGGAATTGATATGGATGACAGGCCTGATTTTGCTAATGCATACATCGAATCAGCAGAGTATGAACACTCTCCTGGTAAGTTTCGCAAACTTACACAGAGTGAGCTAGATTATTTAAACAGCAAAGAGTCCAATTGGGTTTATCAACAAGTGTTGGGGCAGGTTTACTAATGAAAATAACAAGACGACAATTAAGAAGATTTATAAATGAGATGGTAAACGAAGCCGGTTGGGTGGTGCGCGGCGACGGCGGCGGTGAGGCACTAAGCAAGCGTCTAAGGGGAGATGATAATCCATACACACTGGGTGATGAGTCGAGCGGGATCACCGCTGATGAGACCCTAGCAGCAGCAATTGATGATAAGCTTGAGGATAAATACGGCCCTGAAACGACTGCAGTGTCACTTGAAGACTGGAAGTTGAAACTCGTGGATGCGCTCGCGGGACGCGGAATACGGGATGAGTTAGACATCGAATATCCAGAAGATCTCCCAGATACTCCTGATTATGAATATGAGCATCTATTCAATACGGGCGCTGATCCCGAAAAAGTCGCCCTAGATATGTATGCAGACTATGTTAGTGCCAGAGAGGAAGAGGCCCAAGACAGACTTTATCCGGTCTGATGATGAAGATTATGAAGATCACTAAAAGACAGCTAAGAAGGCTTATTAAAGAGGAGCTGGTTCGTGAAGCATCTCAGCCCACCGGTGGGGTTCGAATAGGCGATACTGTATGGATGAGAGATGGAAGCCACCCTCTCAAGGGAAGAGTATCTGCAAAGCATAAGGATCCACGCATGGGACACATCATATCAGTCGTATGGTATAATGATAATAACGAGATGGCTGGACAGAGTAGACACATCCCATCAGCTTTGACTACTAATCAAACTGGGCAGAAATCAGCAGAGGAGGCAGAAGATGACCTTTCAATGCTTATTCGAGCACTACATGCCCAGCGATCGGGTGACATTTAAATGAAACATATTATTAACTGGGAGATATTAGATAATGAAGAAGCTTGCAACAGCATTGCACCACTTGGTGTCGGAAATCTTGGAGGGGAGACACCGATTGTCCTGGTGGGTGATAGGATTACTTGTTTTAAGTGTAGGAGCTGTAATAGGCTGGCACATACAACCGCTTCTGGATGCGCCTCCCGAGATAAGAGCTATAGTTCCAGCTCCAAAGTAACGCTTGATGAAGCCATGGCATCTCCAGGGTTTGACATGTGGGAATTTGAACATGTGATAGAGCTTTGGAACTATGACTACGGAGGATCATGATGAAAATCAATGCAGTCCAGCTAAGAAGATTAATAAAAGAAGAGATCAGCAAAAGCATACGTGAGAACTTTTGGGAAGATGAAGCGAGAAGGCAGAAAGAGGATGAAGCAAGGATGGCTAAGCTAGGCATTCTCCCCAGGGAGAAGAGAGGAACGCTTCAAGATATTGAAAAAATAATTAATGATATTTTGACAAAAATTGGATCTGAGGGAGAACTTTCTGTGATGGGCCATACCGGAACAACATTCATTGGTAAGGGTCCAAAGACGTGGGGTGGAAATCGAATGGAGGACTTTTCCAATGATCAGCAGGGAATGAAGCACTGGATAACAATCCTAAACAGCACGAAGCATAATTCATCTGGAAAGAGATTTGAACCTCATCCCCAGCATCCTACGAGGTGGATTGTTACAACAGAGGTGGCTGATGCTTGGCGCGATAGAGGCGAAGAGGAGTGGGCTGCGGCATCGCCGCCCAGGCAGAGATCCGACGAGGATCGCTAATCTTCCTGGGCGGCGATGCAATTCAAAATATCGATGCTCTTTCTAACACTTCTACTTCAGTGCAGTCCAGGCCCTCATGCATGTGAGAGATTGCTTTCGAGAATAGATAAAATTTACGCATCTGGTGACTCAAATCACGCACTTTTGATGGAGGCAGATGAAAAACGTTGTTTTGGAAAGTAGCAACCCCAAAAGGCCCTGCAGAATAATCATAGGGGTATCTAGAACGGTCCTGGTGACATTCTAGCTGGCTGCAAACATAGATTTATGTTTATGCCCATAGGGACACACCAGGGTCAAATATGAATCACAGCAGGGTATTTTAATAGGTTTACTTTAGTTATCAATTATTCTAAATAGTTATAGACGGATGGGAGATTTACACATGAAAGTTAGTTCTAAGTTTTTAAAAGAAATGATTAGAGAAGAAATGTCTCTGATTTATGAGGATTGCGGTGCTGAAGCTGAAACTGGTCATGAATGTCCTTGTGATGATGAAGATGATTTAGGAGATTTTAGAAATCTAAATCAAACTAATATATCCCCAGATGAGGCATTCACATCCGGATGTTCTGTGTGCGGCGATGATCATGACAGCCATGATCATGATGTAATTGCTCATGGAACCATAACTGGTGTTGAGGGCGGCGAGCCGGACTTTGATCACGACGGATTCGGACCCGATGAAAGACTTTTTAGTAAAGATGAAGCACTAAGGGTGGTTGCAGCAATTGCGCAGAATACATCTTGTCCAGTTACTAGAAATGCACTGATGGGAGTTATTGATGACCTTGGCAGTGGCGGTGGTGAGGAATGGGTCCTGGATGATGAAGAAGAGGTCGATGTGGATTGGAGCAACCCTCAATATGGACATTTTAAGGGTGACATTGAAGGCCTAGAATCAAAAGACGATGCATTTGGTGTGGGATATTCAATGGGACAGTCTGGAGATTTTGATGAGCCAGACGATCGTCTTGAGGGCGGATGAGGCGAGTAATAGAGCTAGTTAGCTCTCTCAATAAGATCAAGCCAGTCAGCAGATATTTTTCTTTCTAAATCTCCGCTGAATAATATTGTATAAATTTCTTCGGGCTCTGTTGTATATGAGCCGCTAGGGATGCCTGGTGTGACTGGATATCCTATCCCTCCGCTTAAAATGAGTGCCGGAGGTATATCAATTAATTTATCACCAACGGTGCTAACAATTGTTACCAGATCTCCAGGTTTAAACTTCATTTTAATTTCTACATCCTACGTGAATAATTATTATGAAGACGGGGTAACACTATGAAGATTAAAGTATCAGCACTTAGAAGAATTATTAAAGAAGAGATCTCTAGATGCCTAATTGAGCAGGCTTCAGATGAGAAAAAAGCAGCTATTGAAAAAGCAGAGCATCTTAAAGCTGCTTCTGACGCGGCATCTAAACAGGCTGCAGCTGATGATCAAGAAGCTCTGGAGCTAAGTGATCGAGCAAAAAAAGCACAAGACGATGCTAATAAAATGTCAGAGTCTGAAAAAGAGCTAGATGAATTCTGGCCAACAGTTGCGAGAGCTGCGGGTGCATATGCAGCTGGAAAAATTAGTGATAAGTTAATTGATGAAGATGAAGATGAGGGACTTAGAGAAACAATTAAAAAAATTGATGGTAAGTGGTGTCTCCTCTCTAGGAAAAGCAAAAGAAATATGGGATGCTATGACGACATATCTGGTGCAGAAAATAGAGAAAGGCAGATAAGTTATTTTAAAAAGGGAAAGTGAGTGAGTCTTGCAACTGATAACACAACTAGATCGTGTATAGATCTCACTTCTGAGGTATAATTTCTCATGCCAGTTCGTCAAAAAATGAATATTGATTTGCCAAGTGATATAGAAGATATTCACAAGCACATGAAGAAGCGGAAGAAGCAACTCTATGTTGTCGGTGGTGCTATTCGTGATGAATTAATGGGGGAAGTCCCTAAGGATTATGATCTTTCAACAAATGCGACGCCAGATGAGGTGATAAACATTCTGGAATTTTATGTCAAGCAAGTTAATAAAATCGGTGATCAGTTTCCAGTAGTGATGGTGAGAACTCATGATGGTAATGATTATGAGATTGCTACGTTTAGAAAAGATGAAAGGGTTCACAAGGATTCTGATGATAAAAAGGTGGTTATTAAAAATGTTACAGTTGATCAAGATGTCTTAAGAAGAGATTTGACTATTAATGCACTATTTTATGATATCGATACAAAAGAGATAGTTGACTATGTTGGCGGGATAGATGACGTACAAAATGGCATAGTAAGATCTGTTGGAAATCCCGCGCATAGATTTTATGAAGATAAAAGCAGGATTCTGAGAGCAGTTAGATTTGCTGCTCGGCTGGGATCAGAAATAGACAATGAAACCGCAGAGGCTATCATTAATGATGCTGGGCTTCGGGAGGGTGACATCGGTGCTATCAGGGCTGAAGAGAGAATAACTGAAGAGTTTAAAAAGGGAATAGCTACATCTCAAGATCCGTCTGTATATGTCAGGATGTTGAATGACCTGGGACTGCTGGACGAGATATTTCCCGGAATGATAACAGATGACTCTCCGTCAAGCTCTAGGGATGTTGATATTCAACTGGCTCTGATACTTAAGGGGAATGATCCCGATAGTGTTAGAGATATACTGAATCGTATTCGTCATTCTAGTGAAACTACTGCTAGGACAAGCTTTCTTTTAAATTTTTTAAACATGGACAGAGATTCTGCTCCGCAAATTAAAAAGGAGTTTAAGCGAAGAAAAATAGATCCCGATTCTCTTAGAGAATTCATGTCTCATGCAAAGGGTCCTAATGAAAGGGTGGTTGAAGGATTCTTAAGTTTTGTGGCCTCCGAGCCAACTGTCAACCCTAGAGATTTAATGTCACAAGGATTAAAGGGTCCAGAAATAGGGCTGGCAATGAATCAAGCGGAAAAAGATTCATATTCTCAAATTATAGATTCTCTCAGAGAGAATATTAAAAGAATTTTATTGACTGAAAATGTTTCTGATGATCTTGTTCAATTTATAATTAAATCAAATGAAATAGAGGGATATCATGTCAATAGATTAGATGTTATTGACGCACTAGAGGGAATTGATGCGGGATATCCCATATCATATGTCTCCACAAATCCTCACATAACTGGTCATCTTGCTGGTCTCGGTGCTGTAAATGAAAAGAATCCTCGAACATTGGAAGCTGCAATTGCTGTACATGCAGCTATGGGCCCACAAGTATTAGAATCTGGTGTACCAGGAATCATTAGAAGCGGCATAGAGGCTAGGTCTGGGGGCGGAATTCACTACGCATCATCAGCTGATATTCCGACGGCCATGAAGTGGTGGGAAGATCAAGAATTTTCATCTCCATTCGTTCGTCACGCTATGTATGAACTAATACATCCGTTTGCAGATGGCAATGGAAGAAGTGGAAGAATTCTTCTTGCAGCTGATATGGGATTTGACCTGGGCACCGTGAATAAAATGATATCTAATAGATCACAGTATATCGATGCATTAAATAGTGTCAGAGAAAATTATTCTGGTGATTTTTGGAATTCATCAGAAGATGATCATAAAGTGCTAGAGAAGATGATTAAAGAAATATTAATCGACTCAATACAATCAGGGATTCTGGTGGAAGTAGATGATAGCCATCCTGAAGAACCAGACCTGCTTCACTTTAGTGAATCACTTAATAGCATGATATCATCAATGATATTCAGGCAGGATCTAATAGATCACTTAAATAATAGTCAAGCAGACATGGAAATTAATACAGTATTGGATACTGGTGAACTTTTTCAAAATTATGATACAGTTGATGAAGTTCACCTTGGAATTATTATTAATGATGAGGGTACTGGAAAGATATCAGCTTATTATAACTGTGTTGTTGATGACAGGTCTAAATCTAATTTAATAATAGTTTTAGATATTCCAAGAAATTATGAAAAAGTTGATGGATTTAAAAGGTGGCTGTCTATTGAACTAGAGGGTGTGCTATCTCATGAATTACAACACAGCTGTGACCCCACAGAGATGCTTGCCGCTGATATTCCGGAGGGAGAAGCTAAGTGGGAGAGTCCAGAAAACATTCTTAAGCATTTTGGATCCCAAGCTGAGACCAGGGGTAATGTTGCAGAAATAGTCGGGCGTGCAAGAATATCAGGTGAAGACACTGGTGATATCCTGGATGAATATGTCAATTCTATTGTAGAAGATGGCTGGCGTAGAGGATTCGAGCAAGAAGAAATGATACCGATTGCTCAAGAGATTTGGAAAAGGTGGGATGCCAGGCTTCAAGAATTAATTCAAGTAAATGAAGCTAAAAAGAAAAAGAAGAAGAAGTCAAAAAAGCATGTTGAAAAAACATATAAACTTGGAACAAAAAAGTCTCTAGATCTAAACAAGACCACATCTCATGGTGGATGGCCAGAAGGACCAAGCAAGAGCTTTATGAGTGACAAGCCTGTAAATAAGCAAATATCTGACTGGCTTAAGGGAATGAGCATGATTTCTGAAACTCCATCATATTTTGGCGGGGGTTTTTCTAACTTCAAGCAATTTGTTGATTCAGGAATGAATGCTATTGAGGCAGCAGAGAAAGCTGGGTTCAAGAGAGTTCAGGGAGGATATAGTAGATTTGTGTATGAACATCCGACAGCCAAGGAGTTTGTTCTAAAAATTGCTCATGGTATGGGAAATAGGTGGAGAAATAGCGAAACCTGGAAAGGGGATGCTGATGTCGACGGTGATATCTCCCTTGCTAGAAGGACAAATATAGCAGAGGCACAAAGCGGACGAGGAAATATTTTTGATATATTTCCAAAAGTGTACCCCGGAGATCCGGCTGGCAACTGGATACTCTCAGAAAAAGTTAATATACTCAGTAGCCCGCAAGAGATGTCAGAGTTTTTTCCTGAGATGAAATTTCCAAATGAACAAATGATGTGGATACTTCTTTTAGATATGGGATCTAAATATTCAAAGGAGATAGAAGAAATTCACAATAGCGGTGACTGGAGCTCTGAGCCAGTTAGATTCAAGAAGCAAATCGAACAACTGGGTAGTAATCCAATTGGTGCAAAGGTTGCAAATAGATTTTTAGAATTGTGGGAAAATCCGACATTTAGAACTGTTTCAAAGGCTATGTCTAATATAGGAATAGCGCCTCACGAAATGAGACATGATAATGTGGGATATGTAATAAGAAATGGAAATAAAGAGTTCGTAATTCTCGATGTTAGTGTCGGGCTAGAGGGCACAGAATCACAGATAGATTCTGACGAAACATTTGGCGTCTAGCTCCTCTGATCAGTACTTCGTATATATCATACTTGAACCATGCTGGATCTCTCTTGACATTGAATGGTCTTCCTGCATATGATACTATAACAACCACATCATTGTCGTGAGCCACTGTTGTGCCTCCCTTGAAGTCATTACATGAGGGATATGAATTCACATCAATTTGACTAAATAGCCTCACTCCTATCTTATTATCATTGCTACCAACTGTTGCAAATCCATCTTCTGAATACGTTAACCCTTCAAAGACAGCTTTGCACAACGTTCCGGGTAAAAGTCTTTTCTCCATCATCCTATTAATACTTATATCTCTTTAGATGATTTAAGAGAATCGTCATATTTAATATACATGCAAATCCCAATTTAGAGCTACCCTTAGGAGAATCAATGAAGATTAATAGAATAGACCTGAGAGAGATAATAATGGACCTGATCAATGAAGGCGAAGTTATCGACTTAAGCAAGTATAGACAGCAGCAAGATGACACTGAACAGGAGTGGTTTGACCTTTTTGATGAAGATGAGCTTCAAAAATATAGGACGCGTGGGAGACTGCGTCAGCAAACAGCTGAGGATCCTGGGCGCGAGGCGACAGAAGATGAGACATTTGAGGAATATCTTCGGGGTGTTGCATCTGGAAAGGTCGTCGACATGTTTCAGGATGATGAACCCATGCGTGAAGAAAAGAGTTCCACAGGAATGTATGGTGACCCCACAGGGCTTCAAGTACCATACGGCGATGAGATAGATGAAGATGAAGATTTAGATGAAGATAGCGCCGATGATGATAGAAATAGAACTTTAGACCTCCAGCTCAAGCTTAGAAATGACACAGCTGATGCTAACAAGGCTGGGTCTTCTGCACTTCAAAGACAAGCTGTTAGAGGGGACCAGGCTGCCCTTTCTCAATCAGATGACGGGGTAGATTTTTAAATCATGAGATTTATATTGATAACATCAGCGCTATTGATAGCATGTCCAGTTAAAAAAGACCTGGAGCAGAATATGTATTCTCGTCCAATTCTCGATTTCCCAGAGGATGATGAGGATCTTGATGACTTACCCGAAGCAGGGGAAATAGAAGGAGAAAATGAAGATGAAAGTTACAAAGACACAACTCCAGAAGATAGTTCTCAGTGAGATCAAACATCAGGCAAAAAGAAAGAATAAGGTTTCTAAAAATCCTGTACTTGAAATCGATGTAGACTCAATTCTTTTGGAACAAAAAGATCTTGATGAAGGCAGGCTTGGGGCCTTAGCAAAGGCACTAGCTACAAAATTTATTCCTGGTGGACGATTTGTTTCAGATTATTCACAAGCAAGGGGTTTTGATGAGCTAGAAGAGTTTTCTGATGAAACAGAAGAGAAGCTTTCAGATCTTGATGCTCGACTTGCTGCGATTGAGAGGGCAATAGCTAGTCTTGGTACTCCGTGATGAGCTCTAACTCTGACTGTGATAAAATCGTACCTAAATTTAGCAAGCTGCGTAAATTACGTGAGCAACTGTGCGATAATCAAGTCGAGTGGAAAAATGCTTTTGATGTAAAGGATTTTGTTGTCCAAGAATTAAGATGCCTCAACTCAATGCTAGAGAGTGAAGATATTTCTAAAGAAATGTGTTTAGAAAAGTCCCAAGAAATACTGAATTACTTTTCAGATAATTTAAAAATCAAGGAGAGCTAATAAGATGTCAGACCAAGATAATGGCTGGAGCGAATATTCTAAATTAGTTCTCAAAGAGCTAGAAACCCTAGCAGCAAGTATTCAAGCTTTAAATTCAGAGATTCAGGAGCTTAAGCAAGAAATAGCTCAAATGCGTGCTAGGGAAGATAGGGTTGATGAGCTTAAGATGTGGAAAGAAAAAATTGATGAAGTGGCCTCTCCTTCTCAATTAGCTTCTCTAGTCAAGGAAATTGAGAGCTTAAAGCTCTTTAAAACAAAAGCAGTTACAATCTTTGCTGTTGTTCAATTTGGAATGGCTGCATTTGCTTGGGCACTTAAGGTTCTTGGATAATAATTAATTGTATAGAGTCTAGGAGATTCAATATCATGAGTAAAATAGTTAAAGTTTCGCCCAATTACATTAAGCAGATTATTTCTGAAGAGAAGCAAATTCTCAAAGAGCACCAAAGATATAAGCAGATGATAATTTCAGAGGGTGTTAGAATGAGCAAGGCTGGTCTCTCTCCTCAACAAATTGATGAGGGCTTAATGGATATTATTAAGAGTCTTGGCGGCGGATTCATAGAAACATTTAAGTATGATATAGTCCTGGCACTTCTATCGAAAATGGGACTTCCCGCAGAGGGATTTTTAGCCAGGGCGATAGCAAACGTTGTTGAAAATGCAGATATCATGGAATTTAAGAAATATTTCTCTCCAGGGGGATGTCCAGAGCTAGTTGACCTCATTATGGACTCCCTAGTTGAGACGGGCGTTGAGCCTCTTGTAGACGGATTCATGAAAGGCCTTGGTATTCCAACAGAGGGACGCCTTTATGCCACTATGCGAGAAGCACTATCAAAGAGCATATTAGATGGTGATATCGCAGAGTATTTAGAAGATGGCATCTCAGAGTGGATTTGCTCTTTCGATGTATCGAGCATAGTTGATGTATTTAAGAGCGGTTTCGGTAAAGTCACTGGAATGTTTGGCGGAGATGCGGCTCCCGCTCCTGCGGTGTAAAGTGAATAATGATCAGCTTAGAAGAGTAATACGTATAATTCTCGAGGACCTTGGTCACCTAGCCAGGACAGGTTCAAAGGGCTGGGGTACAACCAACCCAATAGCTGTCAAGACAACAAAACAAAGTCTTGGAGATATATCACAGGAAGATGAAGGCAGTGATATTGATCAGACACCAGTAAAAGTTAGCAAAGCCTTTTTACGATCACAGGCTCTTGATGAACCAGCTACGTCTTAATTTCTCTTGTGAAATATTTCAAATTGTCTAGCTTCTATTTCATTCTGACTTAAGCAATTTGCATGTTGCCAAAAGTGAGTTATTTCATGAGAAATAATATTATCTACTTGATATCCACTAATTTCTGATGTAATGAATATTGTTGATGTTCCTGCTGGTGAGGCTCTTCCGTCATATGCTGCATCTATATTCTTATCTCCCCAAGATGACCAGTCCAAAAAGGACATGCTTCTTCTATCATTAAGAATATTATAGTCAATTTGATAAATGTGTAAGTTTATATCTCTGCACACATTAGATTCTTTATAAAATTGAGGAAGAAGTCTTATACTTTTTCTTACAACTCGAAGAACTCTTTCACCATCTTCAGATGATATTCCATGATACGTTATGCTGAATCCGCCTGAATCAATAGATTTCTCATAGGTTGGAGAAATTTTATCCAGTAGGGCTACATAGGCTATATTTAATGCATATGCAGGAGTAGATAGACAGCATAAAAAGAGGGCTACGGTGAGCAGTTTATTTATAAAATCTATCATAATAAAATTCTACAGCCACTAATTTATCGTTTACAAGGTATCATTTCAAAAATAAACGATATTTATAACTGAAGATTATTAACTTTAAAAACTCTTGGGAGACATCCAGTGAAGATTGCAGAAAAAAACATTAGGCGAATAGTCAAAGAAGAGATTCTTAGAAAGCACTTTTCTCATTTAATTGTAGAAGTAGAAGAGGTAGAAGAAGAGGTTGTTGAAGAAGAGCCTACAAGTCAATTCACACCAGACGAATTGCAGAAGATAAAGGAGGCCCTTAGAGAGGCCTCCCGTGACTCTGGGCCTCTTGATGGCGGTAGCGGGACGATGCCAGGAATTGAAGGAATAGATATATCAAATACAGAAGGGGTAGAAGATGCTGAGCTTCACCAATCATGGATGGCCCTGATTCAGAATGGATATGAACCTGCTGTTAGTGATCCGGAAGGCAGTGGCGTCGTTGCAGGAGCTCCTCAGCCATCAGCTGTATATAACGACTTTGACTCGGTTGCTGGAGCTCTTGGACTTTCTGGTGATCTTGCGGGAAGATTAGAATTTATCGAGCGAAAAGGCTACCCGAAACCGGGTTCCCCGGCTGGAGATGGAATTGTAGGGGCATATAATGAATTTTTCTCTGAAACAGCTGAATCATTTAATGAAGAAGTTCTTAGTGCCATGAGAAGAAATAACGCGATGCTTTCCTCCATTGAAGAAGATATTAGGGGAAATGTATTTACTGAGGATGATGTTAGAAATATCTACACGAACTTTTACACTCTCGTAAAGAGCGATACTCCAGATCTATTCAGTACGCGGGTTCTTATGGCATCGTATGCCATGGATGAGGGCTTACAGCCGTCTGATGATGCTACCCGATTGTCTTTGGTGGCGATGGGCATCGGTGCTGGTGCGGCGCTGGCTGGGAAGTTCACTCTCGGAGCGGCTGCAGCCACTGGCATCTGGGCTGCGGGTGCGAAGCTGGGTGGAGTTGTTGCAAGCGGTCTGGTGGCTACGGCTGGAATTCCGGCCCTGGTTGCTACTGGCGCTGCTGTTGGTGTGTTTGTGGCGGGAGAATACGCTCTCAAATGGGCACTTGGAAAGCTTGATACGATAAATGAAGACGCTGCCAAGGCTATTAGGATATTGGCAGATCCCGCTGTCTTGAAAAAATTGGGAGACGACCTCAGAGCACTAAAGGGTAGAGAAGGCAACGGTTACGGATCTGCGATAGATGATCTTGGAAAGAGAATTCAGGGAATTGCAAAGGTGACTCCAACAGCTGGAGGAGGATATCCTGATATTAAGAGTAAAGTTGTGGAAATTCTTGAAAGAACAGCTTCAGACCTAGCTGTAGGATTTGACTGGGAAGATGACGAGGGTCTTCTTAATTATAACTCTTCTGTAGCGGCCAAATATGCTGATGCTGCTGCCGAAGCAGAAGAAAGTGAGGAGGGAGGAACACCGTCGGAGCTCACTGAATCTAGACAGGTTAGGCTACTCCTAAAGAGAATTTTAATGGAGCAAAACCTAGATCTTCCCGCATACGGAGGTTCCGGAGCAAAGACAGCACCTGCGGCTGGTGGTGGCAAAGCAGGCAAAGCAGGCACAGGAACAACAGCGCCTGCAGCAACACGATCACGAAGTTCACGCAGCTCATCTACAGCTCGACCACATAGATATACGGTTTATGAAGAGGTTAAAGAGCTTCAAGGAATCATAGGAGCACCATCCGCGAAAGGCGGAGACAAGGGTGATGGAAAGTGGGGGCCTAAGACACAAGCAGCTTGGGAGGCCTGGGTTGGAGAAAAGATCAAGGGTGACGAGTGGAGTGAAGGTAGGGCGGATATTTTAACAAAGTGGAGACCAGATTCTCCTCGGAGACGAGGATTGACTGCGGGTGCTGCTGCGGCAACTAAAGTTGTTAAAGAAAAGGGTGAGGAAGTAGAATTCACGCCGAATCCTCAGGGAGCACTAAAGTTTGTGGAGTGGTTACAGGGCCCGTCTTCTGCAAGAACATCAGGTGAAGAAACTGTAGCAGTTTCTCAAGGAGAGGCGGCAGCAGATGATCCTGAGACAGACACCAGAGAGGTCCAGGGAACACTTGGAAATAGATACGTCATTAGAACAGAAGAGGGTGATGTTGATGGAGTTAAGCTTATTATTAATCCAAGAGCTGGCGGATCAGTTCAAAAGGCACTTAAAGCTGCACTTAAGGCCAAGGCATTAGATCCCTTTGGAAGATTTATTGTTCACGATCTTCCACGCGATGCTATTCGTGATAAGGGTCTTAATGCTCAGGAGTGGATGAATGCAAAGGTTACAGGACACACGGGACTGGAATTAGGTGCTGGCAAGGTCCTAGCTGATGATACTACAAAGAGGAAGATTTGGAGTGTATTAACAGGCATACCTGGACTCCTCAAAGCACCATCAGCTTAGGAGAAATTCATGAATCGGAGGGTTGATTATGAAATTATCAGAGTCAACAATTAGAAAATGGGTTCGTGAAGCTCTACTCGAAGATGTTATAGTTGAGAATATTGAACTTGACGATGTAATTAGAAATATATTAGATGATGATATAATCTTTGAGCTTTTGTCAACCAAGGTTGGAAGAAGGCGAGGAGAGGGACCCGGTGGCAGGGGAAGTAGTAGAAGATCTGCTTCTGGATCTGATTCAGAGACTGGAGAATCAGTTTCAGGGGTCGATTCATCAAGGGCTGGAAGAACCCAGGGATCAAATAAAATTGAATCTATGAGCAGTGAAGCTCAGCCAAAGTTTAGAAAATTTGCAGAATTAGCAAATGCAGCTGGTATAACTTTAAGATTTGTAAGCACACATAGGTTTCCAAGTCATCAATGGAATTTAAAGCATGGGCCAAATAGGGTAACAGGAAATCCTGTCGCTCAACCTTGTAGATCTGATCATCAGTATGGTTACGCTGCAGATATTAATGCAACGTATACAGATAGTAATGGTAGGAAGGTTAGGGCGCATATGAAAAGCTCTGAAGCATCTTGGCGCCCTGTTGTTGAATTGTCAAAGCAGGCTGGCCTTCAGTGGCTTGGGATGCGAGATCCGGTTCATTTTTATCTGAGAAATGTTTCTTCAAGTATCAAGGATAAGTGTGATAGCTTTTACACGAGTAAGCTTGGAACATCATCTCGTTCTAGCTGGGGCTCAGCAAGAATGAAGTCTCTGGAAAATGATCCAGAAATAAGAAATATTCTCAGGGTTACAGAGAGTGAATTAAAGGATATTCTCCTGCTTGTTAAAAATGATAAAAGAATTACAGAGCTCTTAACTACAAGTGCTGGCAGCGGCAGGGGATCGGGATCTATTTCTAGCAGGGTAGAAGATAGCTTTGAAGAAGAAGAAGTTGTATCACTTAGTGGAGATGCTGCGGAGAATGCTGAGATTGAAGTTGCAAAATGGCAAGGAAAAAATGAAAAAGATTCTAATATGGCTTCGACTTTGGCAAGCTATGCAGAGTGGCTAGGGCTTGATAGTGAATATTTTCCTGGAGCACCATGGAGCGGGGGATTTGTATCGTACGCGATGAGAAATGATTCATCATTTCCAAAAGCTGCTGGGCACATGAGATATATGGGGGCGGCGAAGGCTGCAAGAGATGCAGGAAAGACATCAGGATTTGTTGCATTTCAGCCTGATGAAGTAACTCCAGAAAGAGGGGATATAGTTTGCAGGCCCAGAGAGGGAAGCGGTAATGGATGGGATAAAATCGGCAGGAAGAATCACTGTGACATTTATCTTGGAGGTGATCGTGTAGCTGGGGGCAACCTTAATGACACGGCGGAAGAGAGAGCCTATAATAAGGATATCACATCGATGGTAATAAAGCGTCTAGCAGAGACGCTCTCAACTGGTGCTGGTGCGGGTGCATCATCTGGAGGCAGCTCAAGCTCTGATGAATCGGGCTCTGTTGATGACGCGGGCGGGGCTGGTGCCACTTCATCGGGCGAGATGGTAGATTCTGGAAATGTTAAAATTATAGGAATGAATATAAAAGAGGGTGAACCTGCTAAGGTTTTATATTATTACGGCGGTGTTCCGGCTGGTACAAAGGGAAGAGATTTTGTCGCAGGAAAGATTCAAGGAATTGGATCAAGAACTCCAATTATTGCTGTTATTGGAAACTTTACTGAATCTTTTTCAAGCATGAAATCAAAGCTTGAAGATTTTATTAAAGATAAAAATATTAGTGTTAGTGAAAGTATGCTGGGTGGGTGGTCAAGAGGTGCCCAGGGACTGGCAGATGCTATGAAGTCGGGAGGATTTTCAAAGGTTATATATGCAGATCCATCTCCAGGATATTTGACTGGAACTAAGCATGGAAATGCTAAAATATACTACAATCCGGAGAACTGGACTGGAAAATATGCTCATCTTGGACAGCAGCAGATTCCACTAGCAACAGCCATGGGACAAAAGGATTCCGGCCTTAAGTCAGGACAAAGCCATGAAGTAATATTATTATCATCCCTTAGAGAACTTTTGAGCTAGCAGAAATATTTCTTGTTAGCTTCTCATATATTCTTCTTCTAGATGGATTACTTTTTGCATACAACTTAATAAGCTCTCCAGCGCGAGCATTTGCTTCATCTTCGATGTGGCCGCCTGCATCTTGAATAACTCCCTGTAATTCATTATTTTCATCTTGCTTAAGATGAGTTAATTCATGGGCAATTGATCGAAGTACATCTACAAGTGCTCTATTTCTTCCAAAAACTTTTATTACACCATTTCCACGGTTGTAAGAAGCTGTTGTAGATATTTCATGCGCATCTCTATCACTAACGACATATACATCAAAAGATCCCTTGATTGGCAGATTATCAGCACAGAAATTTATAAAATCTCCTGCCAGAAATGCTTTCTCAGGTGAAATATTGATATCTTTTTCTATGTACAGTTTTCTCATTTTTTTTATTTTCTTGTAAAACAGAGCTTTTTCTGATAATAATTATTATCGAGGTAGTAATGTGATTTCATATTGAGTTAATTATTTAAAATATAAGTTTAGTAAAATGAGGTGAAATGCCACAGCTTAGTAACCAATACTCATAAAGGGGAAGAGATGTCAGTAATTTCTAGAAAAATTAAAGCCAAAGTTAAGATGATCGAGATGGGAATAATTCCTGCATTTACAGGTCATGAATTAACAAGGATGATGAATACCCTCTCGCAAGAGGAAAAGAGAATAGCAAAAAGAAAATTTAGAAAAGTGTGGAGAAAGCTGAAAAACAATCTTCATGAAAATGAAATGGAAAGAATTGTTCCTGATGGCGGAAATCCCACCAAGTCTCACCTTAGAAACAGAACGTGTATGGTTATATCATCGATCATGAAAGAAGTTTGATTTAAAACTCTATTCCTGTTTGCTCACTAGTCTCAGATAGGAATAGCTGTATTCCCATCGCGCCAGTGCCTATTGATATGTGCTCAAAGCCTATAAGTGTTTTCTGAATCATTCCAACTATTCTTCCACGCTTATCTAATATTACGCCGCCCGAACTTCCAGATGCTGATGGAAGTGTAAAGAAACAGTTATTTATAGATTGACATCCTGAAAAGGATCCCTCAAAGTGAAATGCCACATTAGACTCTTGTATGCCCTGGGGTGCTGATATAGCATATACTTTCTCTCCCTTCTCTGGCATATTATCAGATACAGATATATCTGATGATAGTGGGAAGGCAGACCTAAGTAGACAAAGATCTAGCATGCGATTTGAACTAACTATTTCTGCAGACCATGACTCACCTGAAGTTGTGGTTGCCCAGAGATCTATGGCTAGTGTATTATCAGGATATAATTTTTCTAAAAGCTCTATATTCGGACGGCAAAAATGGTCCGCTGTAAGGATATAAGTAAATTCTTCATCTGATTTAAACGCCAATCCAGAAGCCAGTCCTTCCATTAATATGACCTCAGTCTGACATTGATCAAAGGGTGATCCTGTGTCATTTACACAATTTTCTATATTTTCAAGTAAATGTGATGTTATCATCAGGTTGACAAAATTCTCTTCTGGTAAATCTTTAAATTCTAGTATAAAGGAAGAATTGATTGCTATTAGGCATGAAAGAATACTGACAACTATCACATTTAGTTTAAAGAAGAGTCTGAGATTTCTTTTAAACTTAGAGTGCATCAATATTCCATTCTATTAATAACTATGCATAATGACTGTTATGATGGTAGAAGATTGACAGAGACATCAAAATGTACATCTCAGATGTAAATTTAGTGTTAAACTTCTGATACATTTGATTAACATGAAGTATCTCTTAAAAGAACTCAGTTCTCAGACAGCTTCATTATAGTTATCTATAAAGATTAATTCTTCTTGAGTTATACTATAAGATACTAATATGGAATTTCAGATCACTTATGTCTATATTCAAAAATCATAAAACCTCAGCTGATAGATCTGCATCTGATAGAAGCAGGCATAAAGAAAAGATCAAGAGGGCCCTTAGAGAGGGAATTTATCATATAGTCTCTGACGAGTCAATTATTGGACAGGACGGAAAGAAGAAGATAAGAATCCCTGTCAGAGGAATTAAAGAATACCAGTTTGTCTATGGTGATAATCCAAGTAATAGAAAAGTGGGTGGAGCAAAGGGAAAATCAATAAAAAGGGGCCAAAAGATATCTGAGAGAAGGCGAGCACGAAAGGGATCTCAGGGTGCTGGAAATGAAGCTGGTGAAGAATATTATGATGTAGAGATAACACTTGAAGAACTTGGACGCTATCTTTTCGATAGCTTGAATTTGCCAGACCTAGAAAAGAAAAAGATAAAGACTATTCTTGGTGAGAAGACAAAGCGCTCCGGGCACAGAAATTCTGGAATAAGACCGAGGCTATCTAAAAAAGAAACATTAAAGAACAAGCTAAGAAGAAAGAAAGCTACTCAATTTGCTAGAGAGGCTGATGCTGAAGGTGAAGATGAAAGATTTCCATTTCATGAATCTGATCTGAGGTATAGACACATAAAGACAAAGCCTCGTGAAAATAGTGATGCCGTAATATTCTTTATCATGGACACGTCTGGCTCAATGAATAAGAAGAAGAAGTTTATAGCAAGATCATTTTTCTTTTTACTTTATCACTTTTTAAGGCACAGATACGAAAATGTTGAACTTGTATTTATATCTCACTCAATAGATGCAAAAGAAGTTGGTGAGGATGATTTTTTTAAAAAGGGAAGCGCTGGCGGAACCTTAATTTCATCAGGGCTAGAAATGGCAGTTGAAATAATGAATAAAAGATTTCATCCAGACTCGTGGAATATTTACACATTTCACTGTTCAGATGGGGACAATTGGCCAGAAGACAATGATAGAGCAGTATCACTTTCAAGTAAATTAAAAGAGCTATGTCAACTATACTGCTATGTTCAGATTGTTCCAGATGAAGATGTGAGTACGTTGTGGACACAGGGAGGAATGGCTAGTGTGTATGAGGGTATTGCAGATGGTAGATTCAAGATAGTTCAACTATCTCTAGTGGAAGATATATGGACAGAATTTAAAAGAATTTTTGGAGGCGGAAATGTCTGACTGGACTCTTAAAGATCTTAAATACTGGGATGATAAAATAATTGATATCGCAAAGGGCCACGGGCTGGACTGGTTTCCAATAAATTATGAAGTTTGTGATTACTACGAAATGATTGGACACATGTGCTATCACGGAATGCCATCACATTATAGACACTGGTCATACGGAAAATCATTTGAAAGAACACATCAGATGTATAATTTGGGAATGGAGGGACTGCCATACGAGCTGATTATAAATTCAAATCCATCTATAGCATACCTTATGAGAGAAAACCCACTGTATCTGCAAATCTTAATCATGTGTCATTGCATTGGACACAGTGACTTTTTTAAGAATAATAGAAACTTTTCAGAGACTCACCCGGAAGATATAACAACAAGATTTAGAAATGCAAAAAGAAGAATTCATGATTATTCCGAAAATACAAATATAGGGTCTAAAAAAGTAGAGGCCTTTTTAGATGCAGTGCACACAATAAAGTTTCAGACTGAGAGAAATAATCGAACACGTCTTTCACGACGAGAGTTAAAAGAAAAATATGTAGATGTGATAAACTCTTCAAATGACTATAATTTCATAGATGTAGATAAGAAATTAATATCTAAAGATAATGACCTACTCTCTTTTCTTATAGAGTATGGTACACACTTTGAAGACTGGCAACTAGATATTTTAAGCATTGTAAGAGATGAATCGAGATACTTCATACCGCAGATAAAGACTAAAATCTTAAATGAAGGATGGGCATCATTTTGGCATTATAAATTGATGCATAAACTAGAACTACCTCAAGATTGTCATCTTCCATTCTTAAAGTCACACAATCAGGTTATAAAGCCGATGGTCGGCAAGGTAAATCCATATCATTTGGGCTTTCATATGTTTAAAAAGATAGAGGAAAGAGATGGGATAGATGAATGCTTTCTTATAAGATCGATACATGATGATGCAGCCGCTATAAGATGCTATTTAGATCTAGATGACTTCAGGGAATTAAACTTGTTTAGCTATTCAACAAAATCAGACGGAGTTACGATAGATGAAATTTCTGATGACAGGGGCTGGGAAGAAATAAAGCTAGATCTAATTAATGCGACAGGAATGAATTCTATGCCTCAAGTTATTGTTTCTGATATTTCAGATTGTGGCGACCTAATTATTGAACATATGCACGATGGAAGGGATTTAGATTTAGAATATGCAGAACAGGTTGTCAATAATATCAAGAATCTGTGGCCTGGTGATGTTAAATTTTTCACAATTATTGAAGAAGATTCTTGGGAAATATGATATAATGAAAAACTCTGGAGAATTTTAATGCCAAAAGAAAACTTTTTAAACATTATTGAAAAACAGCGAAGATCAAAGAAAGTAGAAAAATTTGAAGGTGTATTTCTCGACTATTTAGAGCTAATTAGTCAGAATCCTGGAATAGTAAAGCTTGCACACAAGAGATTGTATGATGCAATTTCTAGCTTCGGCGTTTCAAAGATGAAGGATAGCAATCCTAGAAAAAATAAAATATTTGAAAACAATACAGTCAGAATTTATGATTATTTTTCCAAAGAATTCTTTGGAAATGAAAGAGTCATAGAGAAGGTAATGAGATTCTTAAGGTCTGCATCACTTAAGGGAGAGGAGAGCCGCCAAGTTCTTTTGCTTATGGGACCAGTAGGTGCAGGAAAATCTGCGCTCACAGAGCATATAAAAGCATCTCTTGAAGGAGAGACTTACTATCACCTAAAAGATGATCCCCAAAGAGGAGAACCTCTTCACCTTCTGCCTAGAAATCTTAGAGAAAAATTTGAGAAAATCTTAAAGGTAAAGATAGAGGGAGATATCAGCCCAGTAGCAAGATTCAAGCTGTTAGATGAGTATGATGGAAAATATGAAAAGTTTGAAGTAATTGAATCTTCATTTTCACAAAGGGCACGACGAGGAATAGCATCAGTCCCTCCAATGGATGCCAATAGTCAAGATGTAGGTGTCCTAATTGGGTCAGAAGATATATCAAAACTAGACCAGTATCCTGAAGATGATCCACGCGTGCTGTCCTTAAACGGAGCATTTAATGTTGGAAATCGTGGAATAGTAGAGATGGTTGAAATATTCAAAAATGAAATTGAATTTCTTCACACAGTTATTACTGCCACACAAGAAAAGAGAATTCCAAGTCCCGGTAAGAATGATATGATCTACTTTGACGGAGTGATTATTGCTCATTGCAATGAGGCTGAGTGGAATAGATTCAGATCAGAACATACCAATGAGGCAATTCTAGATAGAATAGTTAAAGTAAACGTACCGTATGTTCTAGAATTAGATGAGGAAGTTAAAATATATGAAAAACAACTAGCCCGATCAGATTTCAGGTCTCATATAGCACCTCACACATTAAAAGTTGCTTCAATGTTTTCTGTTATGTCAAGGCTCAAGCAGTCACAGAAGTGTGATTTATTGACCAAGCTAAAGATCTACAATGGTGAGGATGTCATAGAGAAGGGACGTGTTAAAAAGATAGATATAAAAGATCTTAGAGACGAAGCACTAAATGAGGGCATGAACGGAATATCTACAAGATTCATCATGAAATCAATAGATAATGCACTTTCAGATTCTGAGAAGAATATGATTACTCCTAATTCTGTGATGGAATCTATGATAAGGCAAGTCAAGGAGCAAATTATCTCTGAGGAAGATAAAGAAAGGTATCTAGAAATACTCCAGAAGATACTTCGAGATGAGTATTTAAGAACACTAGAGAATGAGATTGCAAAAGCATTCATAACTGCATACGAAGAACAAGCACAGTCATTATTTGATTCCTACTTGGATAATGCTGAATCTTATACAAATAGAACTACCTTCAAGGATAAGATTACCAAAGAAGAAAGACTTCCAGACGAGAGGTTTATGAAGATAGTTGAGGAGTGTATTGGAGTTACTGGATCATCAACAGATGGATTCAGAAGTGATGTTACTGCGTACATGTTTGCAAAAATGAGAAGGGGAGAGAAGATAAACTATAAGAGCTATGGCCCACTCAAAGAAGCCATAGAGTCATATTTGATACTATCTGTAAAAGACATATCAAGAATTGTTACAAAAAGCAAGTCTAGAGATGACGACCAAAAACAGAAGCACAATGACATGGTTAGAACACTAATAGAAGAATATGGATATACATCAGATTCTGCAGAAGAAATTCTAGTCTTTGCCAGCAATAATCTCTGGCGAGACTCATAATGAATGTTAATATTATCTCTCAGGATAAATTTCAAAGAGAGATCTTTAAAGCTTCTAAGATAATATCTGATTCACTATCTACACATTCACCGATATTGATAAATAATGATATTTTAATCGATGACTTTATCCAAAAGTATATACACTTCAGCGATGATGACTTAGAAGTTCATTCAAGAGTAATAAGGCCGATGATTCTTGATGCTGTTCTTAGATCAGAGATGATGGCAGCGGGCTCAGGCGAGATTTGCTTAAATATCATTTTATATATGGTTGATAGAACATTTAGAGAAATAAAGCTTGGAAACAGCTTTGAATCAATTGAAGAGAAGAGAAAAGAAAAGATTTTAAAATTAAAATCAGAAATAAATAAATTTTCAAAAAAATTGCACAAAGATGATGTTGAGAACTTGATAGAGGAAAAGTTCGAATTAGAGGTTCAAAAAAATATTATCAATGAGTTAATTAAATCATCAAATATTAAGTCACCAATCTCATTAAATAGATCAAATAAAAGAGAAACAATTCTATCACTCTCTAATGGATTTAACTTTAATATCTCCACAGACAATTTGTTTTTACCAGACTCTAATGTGTGGGAGGGTTCAAATGTTGGTGTATTAGTAGTAGATGGATTTATAGAATCTGTTGGAGAAATCCATCACCTACTAGAAAAGGCAGCAATCAATAAGGATCCTATTGTTATTTTTATACGGCATATGTCTGATGAAGTTAAGTCAACCATATCACTCAACTTAAAAAGAGGAACGATAAATTTAATTCCAGTTGAAGTAGGGTTTGATGAAAATACACTCAATATATTAAATGATATTTCTATTTGCTGTGATACTAATCTTATTTCCTCCCACAGCGGAGATTTAATTTCTTCTGCTTGTCGAAAAGATCTAGATATCGTAAAGAAAATTAAAATAACGCACAATAAAGTCACTATAGTAAATGATGTAAATCCTGATAAGATTAAATCTCAAGTTGCTTTTTTAACAAAAAAAAGAGATAATGCAACAGAGAACTTAGTAAAAGATATTAAGGATCTATTTGATAATAGAATAAAGTCTCTATCTGCCGGAACTATAGAAATAAGAATAGGAACCGATTTGCTAAGAATGGATCCGCAAACAGTTGAAAAGTTTGATAAGTTTCTCAGGGAATTAAAATCATTAGTCTCATCTGGAGTAATTTATTCTAATAATTTTTCTGAAATATTGCCTCCAGGCGCTCTTCGTAAAAGCTACCCGTACTCATCAATTTCAGTTTTTTCATCATTAAAGCATGCAAATGCATTTATAAGAGATCTTTTCTCTATAGCGAGAGCTCTTATTTCAGAGCCATAGCGTTAACTTTATCAGCATTTTAAAATACTTTCTTATACGGAGAACAATACTATGATGCATAAGGTAACTAAAATAAATAGAAGAGTTTTGAATATGGTTGATTTCATGAGAGATAAGGTAAAGTCTAATATTGTTGAATCAAGAAAAATTGGAAACTTGCATATTGATGATGAAGCGTTAGTTCAAGTATTGAATCTAATAGATGTATCCATTACACAAGGTTTTACAATAGGATATGAAGATGTTGAAAAGTTACTTGTAGAGCTTCTCTAGAGACGGAAATAGATATGCTAGAGGGTAAATAAAGTGGCTGGATTAAAGCATCTCATTCAATGTCATTGTGTTCTTCCACAATTTAGAAATTTATCTACACCTGTTTTTCACAAGTTTGTAGTCTTCTCTAAGACAGATGAGTCAGATGACATTGTTCCAAAGTTATGTAAGTGTAATAATTGCGGCGTTACACATAAAGTATTTGACTTTTGCAAGTCAGAAATTTCATACGGCTCAGATGATAATCTAGCAGTTGTTTCTCCAGAAGACATCAGAGAAAATCTTCCAGAAAGAATTAGTGAAATTTTAGATTCACACAAGTGCGATGTTGCAACGTGGGAGCAAGTCGATGATATTTTTGAAAATAATATCTGGAATGAATCTGTAGTTATTTCTAGGCAGATGGTTTCTGGTGCAACACAGCTAAAGAGGCTTCTAATTAAGAATCGAAATTCATTCAAGATAGAGACTCATTTGAGACAGGATGATATTGGGACATGAGTAAAGTAAAGAAATATGGAAAATCAGAAGAAGATCTTCATGCTCAAAAAATGTTCACTTGTCGTGAGATCATAAAGGAGATTCTGGTATTCGGTGTTAACGAAGATCAGAAAAAACAGATAATAAAATTATTAGCTTTAGAGCTAGAAGATACTAACCTTATGCGAGACATTATCTCATCTGTTGAATCAGAAGATAAAACTTCGAGTAAGAAGTTAATATATACAGATTAGGGGAGAAGTAACACATGTCAGACTTACTAAGTAATTGGAAAGAGTTTAAAGTTCTTGTTGAGAGCCTTGATCTTGATATACATAAAAACATAAATGGAAATAAATCAGCAGGTGTAAGGGCTAGAAAGGGATTGAGGCTCCTTAAAAAGGGAGCTGCGGAACTTGTAAAGTCTTCACTTGAAGCTGATAAAGCTAACTGATCTTTGAAAATCTCGGGGGCGCCCTGGTTTCGACGGGGCTCTTGAAGTGAATAGTGCAAGTGGTCACACGAAATAGCAGACCTAAAATGTGGTTTCAAAATGATAATTGCCAACAACAATAATCACTACGAATACGCTCTAGCAGCTTAATCGCGGGGTTTCTTAAGACCTTGATACCCAACTTAAGATAATAGGTAGAGATCCTATGAAAATAAAAAATCAAAATGGTTACCCCGGTGGTATCGGGTGGAACGCAACAGGTCGGTAAGCGTAGGGATGTCCGACTATCTTTTCTAATCTGTGATAGTAGATTAGACAAACTTGTAGATGACTTGAAGCCAACGGCGTTTCGGACGCGGGTTCGACTCCCGCCGCCTCCACCACTTTAAACCGATCTCAAATTATGGGGTCGGTTTTTTATTTTTCGTGTAAAATTCACTACGGTGGAGTATAATCTTAGATTAAGAGGTCTTTTCGATGAAAGAAGAACTAGACAATAAACTAGTTAAAGCATTTCCTCTTCTCTATGGAGACAGGAACGCACCGATGCAATCAACACTCATGTGCTGGGGATTCCCCCGTGATGGTTGGTTTGATATCATCTGGGATCTGTCCTCAAAACTTGAACCTCTCATTCAGAAGT